GCTGCTTATGAAGAGTCCAATCGCAAAATGCGATCTAAGTATACCAAGGAAACTGGTAAAACATTAGGCAAAAGACACCTTACGGGCACAAGCCCTAGAAGAACTTCGTTTGCTTGTAGATTTGCTGGAATGAAGGGAGCTATGAAGGACAGCAAAGGGGAACCGACTAGAAAAGCTATGGCTTTAAAAAAGTGGGGCTTCGGGAGCGTAGGCGCTGCTAGTAGTTTTTGTCAAAAAAACAAAAAAAGCTAACGCTATGGAATCACAAGGACTAGGTGACACAATAGAAAAAATAACAAAGGCAACTGGAATTAAAACTTTAGTGGAAAAGGTTTCAGAGGGTTTAAACATTCCTTGCGGGTGCCAGCAAAGGAAAGAAAAATTAAACAAATTAGTATCATACAAAAAATAAAAAAAAATGAGTTTTAATAACAAACCAATAACGGCAAAGATTAAAAGAACTACCCAAGGAGGTATGGTTCAACAACCAATACTTAACATGGGAGGACCTGTTAAAATGAAAGCATCTTCACCTGCTAAGCAAAAAGGTAGAGATAGAGTTGCTGCTAGCAATTCAAAAGATACACCTAAAGATACTAGTTCTGAGCAAAAAAGATTGAAAGCAGAAGTTAAATCTATGTCTGACACTCTTGCCTCTTACAAAGCTAAAGGTGGAAAAGTAGATCCTAGAGACGCTGCTTACCTAGAGAAAAGCCAAAACAAATTAAAGAGCTTACAGCCTAAAGACACTAGTGAATCAAAGGGGTATGTCAGTATAGCGGATATGAAGAGTTCGCTTAAACCCTCTAAAGTTAGTCCTCCTAAAAACACAGGTAATGCTGAAGTACAAGGACCAAAAGTAGAGGGAGCAAAGGTAGCTCATGCAAATTTTGTATACGAAAAACCATCTGCGAAAGCGTCATACACTAAAAAAGAGGGAAAAGCAACTGGTAATATAAAAGACTACAAAGTAGGTAGTCAAGCTAGACAAGATGAATACACGGCTAGAGGCTGGAAGCAGGATTCTACTTCTACTGCAGTAAACCCTAAAGCAAAAGCTGTTTCTGTTACGGCTCCAGCTGGAATTAAAAAAGTGGAAATAGATACGAAGCTTGCTCAACCACCAAAGCCTAAAAAAGAAGTGAGTGTTAAGATTGTGCGTAAAACGAAGAGCATAGACAAGAAACAAGGCAAAGCAGATAAAGCAAAAGCAGAAGGTAATTTCAAGAAAGCAGCTAGAAAAGAAAAAGCTATCGATAAGAAAGAAGCTAGGATGGCAAAAAGAAATGGCTATCAAAGCCAAGGTTCCAAAGCAATTCAACCTAAATAATGAACAAGTTATTCCAATGGCTTACTGGTGGCGTTATCAAAGAAATAGGTGGCGTCATTGATAAGTTAACCACTACCGAAGAAGAAAAGCTTACAATTAAAAAGCAAGTTTTAGAAATACTAGAGCAAGCAGACACTAATGCTCAAGCTCAAGTCACAGATCGGTGGAAAGCGGATATGGCTAGTGATAGTTTCTTATCTAAAAACATCCGACCAATTATACTTATATATATAACGGTTATATTCACAGCATTGGCGTTCACAGATGGGAACATCGGGGAATTCAGAATAGCTAAAGAATATATACCTATATTCCAAACATTACTAGTTACTGTTTACGGAGCGTATTTTGTGGGTAGGACATGGGAAAAAGCAACTAAAATAAATAATAAATAAACAAAAATGGGACAATTTTTAAATCAGCCAGATTTTATAGAATACGGCGAAGTAGTGGTGCCGAGTAACACAATTGACAGTACAACTAACCTTAGTAAAGCATCTTTATGGGTAGGTGGTGCAGGAACAGTAACGGCAATCTTGTCAAGTACCCTAGGGGGTGTTGCGCAAAGCATTGCTATTACATCACCAGGAGCGGGTTATATTACTGCTACTGGAGTAGCCACCTTAAATAATAGCAACCAAGTGGGTGCTGGATTAACTGTTGATATTACAGTAGACGGAGGAGGAGCTATTGTTACTGCGGTCTTAGCGGACGCAGGTATAGGATATATCCCGGGACAAACATTAAGGATAGCAGGCGGTACTAGTATGGCTATAATTACAGTAGATAGTGTTGATAATACGCCTCAAGCTTCTCAAGCTGTGTCTTTTCAAGGAATAGCTGCTGGGACTTATTTACCGGTTATTGTTGACTATGTATTAGTAGAAGCGGTGACACCTGCCTCTCTGATCATCGCATGTCATTAAGAATCCATAAAAATAGGTAACTATATAGCTATTGTATAAACAATTAAATCATATTAGTATGGCATTAAATTTAAAAGAATCAGAGCTAAAAGAATTACAGGAAGTTATTGGTAAAATCAATGAAGCCTCAATGCAAATTGGTGGGTTAGAAATTCAAAAGCAAGGCATAATTTATGTTGCAGCTGAAGCTAAAAAAGCTTTAGGGGAATTGCAAAATAGATTAGAAGCTGCTTACGGAAAAGTTTCAGTTGATATTAAGACAGGTGAAATCCACGAAATTGCAGATGAATCAGATAGTTAGAAAAATCAGTATTGGTAAAGACTATAAAATTGATGCCATGCACTATTCTGTTGGGCAGGAAGTGTATGGTGGTCATACCATAAAAAATATAATTGAAGAAGATACTAAGTACTCAATCTATATAGAGAAGAATAACGAGGTAATGCCATGGAAAGACTTTAATAAAAATATGGCAATTGCGGTAGAATATGATATAAGCTATTAATGAAATCATTAGTAAATTTTATTATAGAGCCAGTAGGCGAAAGATATAATAATGTAAAAATTATTGAAGGCAACGAATTGCTGCTAAATACTGAATTACAGAATCACAATTATTCAAATAGAATAGCTAAAGTTATAGCGGTACCTGAATTAGCGGATACCGATATAAGAGAAGGCGACGAAGTAGTAGTGCATCACAACGTATTTAGACGTTTTAGAGACATTAGAGGCAACGAAGTTAATAGTAGATCCTACTATAAAGATAATATATATTTTGCAACAGAGGACCAAGTTTATGCTTATAAGAAAAGCAAAGTATGGTTGAGTTGCAAAGGATTCAATTTCGTTAAACCTATAAAAGAAACGAAGACATTTTCAATGGTCCCAGAAAAAGAAGGCATCGGCGTTTTATACTTTAAAGATCCGGAGTTAAAAGGGTTAGAAAAAGGAGATTTAGTAGGGTTTAGGCCCGGGGCAGAATATGAATTCGTAATCGGTAATGATAGGATTTATAGAGTACCCACAAATTCAATCACAATTAAATATGAATATCAAGGAGACGAAGAAGAATATAATCCTAGCTGGACATAAAGCTGTTGAAGAATTAATTAAAGTAGCTAAAGAAGCTATAGTTGATTCTGATGACGATTTGACAGCTGATAAGCTAAAGAATGCAGCCGCTACAAAAAAGCTAGCTATATTTGATGCTTTTGAAATTCTTAGTAGAATTCAACTTGAGCAAGATATTCTTGATGAAAAACCAGTAGAAGTAAAAGAAGAACAATCTTTTAAAGGGTTTGCTGAAAAAAGATCTAAATAATGTACGAGCAGTCATTATATAAGGTTATAACGCCTGTAAAACTTACTACAATATCTAGGCTTAACAAAGCTAAGAAGTGGGAGTATGGATATAATAAGGAACACGATATTGTTGTTATAAGTAGAACAGGGCAAATAGGTGAAATATATAGTATACAGAACCTTAAAATAGCATTACCAAAAGCACCAGCTAAGGTAGATAAATCAAATAATAAATGGACACCGGATATATATCCTAAAGAATTAAAAGCTATTGAAAGCATATTTGATTGGAGGGATTATCCAGATAAGTTCAAATTAAACTGGGAAGGCTATATAGATGAACAATTTAATAAAAGAGAGAACGGCCATTGGTTCAATAATAAGGGCTTGGATACTTACATTACTGGTACTCACTTTATGTACTTGCAATGGTCAAAGATTGATGTTGGACAACCAGACTTCAGGGAAGCAAATAGATTATTCTACATATTCTGGGAAGCCTGTAAAGCAGACAACCGCTGTTACGGAATGTCCTACCTTAAGAATAGGCGCTCAGGATTCTCTTTTATGGCGTCGGGTGAAACCGTCAATTTAGCAACTATATCATCAGATGCGCGCTTTGGTATTCTATCCAAGTCAGGGTCTGATGCAAAGAAAATGTTCACCGACAAGGTTGTACCGATCTCAGTTAACTACCCGTTCTTCTTTAAACCCATACAGGACGGTATGGACAGGCCAAAGACAGAACTTGCTTACCGAGTACCAGCTTCTAAGCTTACTAGAAAATCAATTACTAAAACAATTAAAACCGAATCCCTTGATGGACTAGATACCACGGTCGATTGGAAAAATACCGGCGATAACGCGTATGATGGGGAGAAACTAAAGTTATTAATACATGATGAGAGTGGGAAGTGGGAAAGGCCAAACAATATATTAAATAACTGGCGAGTTACAAAAACGTGTTTAAGATTAGGCTCTAGAATTATTGGTAAGTGTATGATGGGTTCAACATCAAATGCGCTAGATAAAGGGGGTGATAATTTTAAAAAGCTATATAGTAGCTCAGATGTTTCAAAAAGAAACAGGAATGGCCAAACAGCTTCCGGATTATATTCTTTATTTATTCCTATGGAATGGAATTACGAAGGATTTATAGATCAATATGGACATCCAGTATTTAATACCCCCAAAGAATCCGTTCTGGGCCCATTTGGAGACGTTATAGACGTCGGAGTTATAGAGCACTGGAATAATGAAGCAGAAGGTTTAAGGGTTGACCAGGACGCTCTAAATGAATTTTATAGACAATTCCCAAGAACAGAAGAACACGCTTTTAGGGATGAAACAAAAAATAGTATATTTAATTTAGTTAAAATATACGAACAAATAGATTATAACGAAGACTTAGGCAATACAAACGTATTGACAAGAGGTAGTTTTCAATGGGCAAACGGAATAAAGGATACTACTGTTAAATTTACCCCTAATCCTAGCGGTAGATTTTTGGTATCATGGGTACCAGGTTCACATCTACAGAATAAACAAGTTATAAATAAAGGATTGAAATCCCCAGGTAATGACCATATGGGAGCTTTCGGTTGCGATAGTTATGATATATCAGGAACAACTGACGGGAACGGTTCCAAAGGCGCTTTACACGGATTAACAAAGTTCAGTATGGAGGACTCTCCCGCTAATACTTTCTTTCTAGAATACGTAGCAAGACCTCAAACCGCTGAAATATTTTTTGAAGACGTATTAATGGCTTGTGTGTTTTATGGAATGCCAATTTTATGTGAAAATAACAAGCCCAGGCTTTTATATTATTTTAAGAGAAGAGGCTACAGAGGCTACTCTATGAATAGGCCTGATAAAGTTTGGAATAAACTATCAGTAACAGAAAGAGAAATAGGCGGTATGCCTAACTCTAGTGAGGATATTAAACAAGCACATGCTGCGGCTATAGAAACATATATAGATAAACATGTAGGTTTACAAGAGGACGGCCAGTATGGCGCAATGTATTTTAACAATACGCTAAATGATTGGGCGGGATTCGACATAAACAACAGGACTAAGTTTGATGCAGCAATAAGCTCAGGACTTGCTATAATGGCTTGCAATAGACATCTGTATCACCCAAGACCTCAAGTAGAAAAAGAAACAATAAGTTTAAAAATAGCTAAATACACCAATGGTGGTGGTTTATCAAAATTAATAGAAAAATAAAAATATGGCTGAGTCAGTTATAACAAGTTATTTTCCAAGCCAAATAGCTAGCGATGCAGAGAAAATGTCGATAGACTATGGCACCACTGTGGGGAGAGCCATAGAAAGCGAATGGTTTAATAACACTAGCGGAGGCAGCAACAGTAGGTTCCAAAGTAATCAAGTTACTTTTCACAACTTAAGGTTATACGCTAGAGGAGAACAGCCTATACAAAAGTACAAAGATGAATTATCAATTAATGGTGATTTGTCTTACTTAAATTTAGATTGGAAACCCGTCCCTATTATACCTAAATTTGTTGATATAGTTGTTAACGGTATTTCAGACAGGCTCTTTAATATACGCGCTTATTCTCAAGACCCTTACGGTGTTGACAAACGAACAAAGTATATGGAATCCTTAATAAGAGACATGCAAACTAAGGAGCTTAACGAATTTGCTTCAGCTGAGTTTGGCGTAAACTTATTTGAGAACGATCCTAAAACCTTACCCAAAAATAAAGAAGAGTTAGATCTTCATATGCAACTTACTTATAAACAACAAGTTGAGATTGCAGAAGAGCAAGCTATATCGGTTTTACTAACTGGTAATAAATATGACTTAATTAAAAGAAGGTGTAATTACGATTTAACCACAATTGGTATTGGAGCAGTAAAGAACGCTTTTACGAAAGCAGAGGGAGCTAAGGTTGACTATGTTGACCCAGTTAACTTAGTATGGTCTTATACGGACTCACCTTACTTTGATGACGTGTATTATGTAGGAGAAGTAAAATCAGTGCATTTAAACGAGCTTAAGAAGGAATTCCCTTGGTTAACTAATGACGAATTAAAAAGTATAGCCGGACAATCAGTTAGCAACAATGGATTTTACAATAGGTCTACTAGTAATGTCAATCAAGATGATTCCAACACTGTTCAAGTATTATACTTTAATTACAAAACTTTTACGAATGAAGTTTATAAAGTTAAAGAAACAGCGACAGGAGCGTCTAAGTTAATACCTAAGGATGACAGCTTTAATCCGCCACCTGAATTGTATGAGGAGTATGGTATTGAGAAATTATCTCAATCACTCGAGGTATTATACGAAGGCGTAAAGATTGTCGGCGGCACAATGCTTAAATGGGAACTAGCTAAAAATATGATTAGACCAAAGAGTGATTACTCTAAGGTTAAAATGAATTATAGTATTGTTGCTCCTAGGATGTACCAAGGCAGAATAGAATCTATAGTAAGCCGTATAACAGGGTTTGCAGATATGATTCAATTAACTCATCTAAAACTACAGCAAGTAATGTCAAGAATGGTTCCAGACGGAGTTTATCTTGATGCTGATGGTTTAGCTGAGGTTGATTTAGGTAACGGTACAAACTACAATCCACAGGAAGCTCTTAATATGTTTTTCCAGACAGGATCTGTGGTTGGCAGGTCTTTTACCCAGGACGGAGATATGAATCCAGGTAAAGTTCCTATCCAAGAAATAACCACAGGAGCAGGCGGAGGTAAAATGCAGGCTTTAATTGGTAATTACAATTACTACATGCAAATGATACGCGACGTAACCGGCTTAAACGAGGCTAGAGACGGAAGTACTCCTGATTCTAGAGCTTTAGTAGGCGTGCAGAAAATGGCGGCCGCAAATTCAAATGTAGCTACTAGGCATATACTAGATGGCAGTTTATACTTAACATCAGATTTATGTGAAGGTTTATCATTAAGAATTTCAGATATATTAGAATACTCTCCGACAAAAGATGCCTTCATCCATAAGATAGGTAACCAAAATGTTGCGGTATTAGAAGAGATGAAAGACTTATATCTTTATGACTTTGGTATATTCATTGAATTACAACCTGATGAAGAGGAAAGAGCGGTGCTGGAAAACAATATACAAGCAGCAGTGCAAAGTGGTATGATTGATTTATCGGATGCCATTGATCTTAGAGAAGTTAGAAACCTTAAATTGGCTAATCAATTACTAAAAATAAGAAGAGTCGACAAGCAAAAGAAGGATCAAGAGATACAACAACAGAATATACAAGCTCAAGCCCAAGCAAACGCTCAAGCTCAGCAAGTAGCTGCTCAGGCAGAGGTACAAAAAGGGCAAGCTTTAACTCAACAAAAAATAGAGTTGGCAAATGCTCAAGCACAAATAGATACACAAAAACTAATGCAAGAGGCTGCTTTGAAAAAAGAGTTAATGCAATTAGAATTCGAAATGAATATGCAGCTTAAAGGCATTGAAGTTCAAGGTCGTAAATCTGAAACAGTAGATAAAGAAGATAGAAAAGACGACAGGACTAAGCTACAAGCTACGCAACAAAGCGAATTAATACAGCAAAGACAGAACAACCTACCCGCAAAGAGTTTTGAATCAAGTGGATTTGATACAATGGGAGGGGGATTCAACTTAGGTTCATCAGACCCTAGGTAATAATAGTAGTAATAATTATATAATATTTTATCATGACAGAAGAATTAGAACAACAAGCGCCCGCTGTTAAAGAAGTCATAGCGGAAGAGCCTACGTCTGTATCGTTAGGTGACAACGGGATAATCAAGGTTGATTTAGGATCGCTAAGCAAGAAAGAAGAAGACGCTCCTTTATCAAACAATGCTGACAAGGTTGATTTCAGCAAACCTCAAGTTGAGGAAAAAACAATTGCAAAGGAAGCTATTCAAGATGAAGTAAAGCCTCAGGCTTCTATTCCAGAAGCGGAAAAAGAAGTACCACAACAACCATACCCCGCTCTAGTTAAAGAATCTTTCCTTGAAGAAATAACTGACGAGGAAGTTGCAGTGACAGCAGAAGATCTTGAAGAGCAAGTTGAACAAGCGATTGTAGAACAATCTGTAGGTATTGAATTACCAGAGAATATTCAGAAGGTCGTTGATTTTATGAATGAAACAAATGGGACGTTAGAGGACTATGTTAAGCTTAATCAAGATTATAGCCAGTTAAACGAGGACCAATTGCTAAGAGAATACTACGAAGCAACAAAACCTCATTTAGACAAAGAAGATGTTGATTTCCTTATGGAAGATAACTTTTCTTACGACGAAGACTTAGATGAGGAAAGAGACATAAGGCGTAAGAAGTTAGCTAGAAGAGAAGAAGTAGCAGAAGCTAAGAGCTACCTAGACGGATTAAAATCTAAGTACTATCAAGAAATAAAATCTGGATCTAAATTAAATCCAGAAACAAAAAAAGCGGTTGATTTTTTCAATCGTTATAATGAAGAAAACAAGGAAGCGAGTAAAGTAGCTGAACATCAAGTGTCTACGTTTAACAGTAAAACAGAAAAGCTTTTTTCTAGCGATTTCAAAGGTTTTGATTTCAATGTTGGGGAAAAGAAGTTTCGATACAAGGTTAAAAACGCAGATCAAGTAAAAGACACCCAGGGGGATATCAATAATTTTGTCAAGAAGTTCTTGAACGATAAAAATGAAATGAATGACGCCGCAGGTTACCATAAGTCTTTATTTACAGCTATGAATGCAGACGCAATTGCAAATCATTTTTATGAGCAGGGTAAAACCGACGCTATGAAAACAAGTGTACAGAATTCGAAGAACATTGATATGAACCCAAGAGGCGTTCATGAAAACGTCAAGCCAACTTCGGGTATGTCCTTTAAGTCAATTGCTTCTTCAGGATCTTCTAAGTTTGGAGTAAAAACAAGAAAATAACAAAACTTAAAAATTAAAAATTATGGCAGGATCATTTACAGGAAGTGTTGGCGCATTAGCACATTTAACGCCACGTCCTACACAAACATTATTTAACGACAATTATCTTGCTTTGGCAGATATGGATTTCACTCAACAATTCTTACCAGAAGTATATGAGAAAGAAGTAGAGAGATACGGAAACCGTACTATCTCTGGATTCTTGCGCATGGTGGGTGCTGAGATGCCTATGGCTTCTGATCAAGTAGTTTGGTCTGAACAAGGTAGATTACACATTGCATACAACCCAGTAGCGGTTACAGCTACCACAGTTGTTATACCAGCGCTTGCTGGCGGTGTTTCTCAAAACGTTATTGGCCCAGGAGCTACTATCGTTGTTTCTACAGCGGATGGATTAACAGTTGAAAAAGCTTATGTATCTGCAGTATCTGTCGCAGCAGGCGTTGCTACATTAACAGTTGCTGGTTACCAAGGTGCTCTTACTGTTTCTGCAGCAGGAAAAATATTTGTATACGGTTCTGAATATGCAAAAGGAACTTCTAATGCAGGTACTTCTGTTGATGCGGCTTTTGAGCAATTCAGCAACAAACCAATTATCTTAAGAGATAAGTACAATGTGAACGGTTCTGATACTGCTCAAATTGGATGGGTTGAAGTTACTACTGAAGCTGGAACTTCTGGATACTTATGGTATTTAAAGTCTGAGCATGAATCTAGAATTCGTTTTGAAGACCAATTAGAAATGAGTATGTTAGAGGCTGAAAAAGCAGCTAGCCCTATTACTCCTGCTGCTGGTTTTGGAACCGCTGCTGGAACTCAAATTACTGGTTCTGACGGTTTATTCTCGGCATTAGAGAATAGAGGTTTAGTTTATTCAGATACTGATTTTGGCGGCGCAGATGGGCTTGCAGATTTCGATACTATCTTGCAAGAATTAGACAAACAAGGATCTATTGAAGAGAACATGCTATTCTTAAATCGTTCAACGTCTTTAGGGATTGACAATATGCTTGCTGCTCAGAATTCTTACGGAACTGGAGGAACATCTTATGGTGTATTCGACAATAATGAGGATATGGCTTTAAACTTAGGTTTCTCAGGATTTAGAAGAGGTTCTTATGACTTTTACAAAACTGACTGGAAATATTTAAACGACGCTACCACTCGTGGATTAGTTGGAGATATTGAAGGTGTAATTGTACCAGCTGGAACTTCTACAGTTTACGATCAACAATTAGGTCAAAATATTTCAAGACCATTCTTACATATCCGTTATAGAGCTTCTGAAGCTGACGATAGAAAGATGAAATCTTGGATTACGGGATCTGTTGGTGGAAACTACACAAGCGACGAGGATGCAATGAACGTTCACTTCTTATCAGAAAGATGTTTGTGCGTACAAGCAGCAAATAACTTTGTGTTATTGAAGAAAATCGCTTAAGCTTAAATTAATGTAATCTTTACCCTCGTTGTATTAGCGGGGGTAATTATTACTTTTTAAAATTATTTAATTATATTATATCATGGCAAAACAAGTTACAGCAAATAAAGTTGAGATTGCTCCTCAACCACAAGTAATGTCGGCTGCAAAAGCGCCTTCAAAACCAAAATGGGAATACAAAGAAAGAACATACTTTCTTATAACAGGTAAATCTCCATTAATTTTTACACTATCTTCTAAGCACTCAAGAAGTAAGCCTTTGCTATATTTTGATAGCGAATCAGGTTACCAAAGAGAACTTAGGTATGCTACAAACCAAAAGTCACCGTTTGCGGATGAACAAAAAGGAGAAGCAACATTAGGTAGAATTGTAATGAAAAACGGGACTTTGACTGTTCCTAAAGAACACGTTGCATTGCAACAATTATTATCACTATATCATCCATTATTAAATCGCGTTTACAAGGAGCTTGATAAAGAGAAAGATTCTGTAAACCAGATTGATTGGATTGAATTAGAATTAGAAGCTCTTACGACAGCTAAAAACTTAAATGTGGATCACGCAGAAGCTATATTAAGATCTGAATTTGGAGAAAAAGTTACACAACTATCCTCTAATGAATTAAAAAGAGATCTAATGATATTTGCTAAGCGAAATCCAGTGTTATTTATAGAACTAGCAGCTGATGATCATATTCAACTAAGGAATACAGGAGCAAAAGCGGTAGAAGCAGGAATTTTAAGTTTATCTTCTGATCAACGTACTTTCACGTATGGAGAAGGAGGTAGAAAACTAATGACAATACCATTTGACGAACATCCTTATTCTGCATTAGCGTCTTTCTTTAAGACTGATGACGGTATGGAAGTTTACAAAGCAATATTAAAGAAACTTAAATAGTTACCTTTTATAGAGGTTAAGCCGTCTTAAAGGCGGCTTAATTACTATAAATAATAAAAAATAAATTATGGCAATAAGCGTAAATACTGTTTATCAAAGAGTACTTGGTATACTCAATAAAGAACAAAGAGGGTATGTAACCGCTCAAGAATTTAACTTATTTGCTAACCAAGCACAACAAGATTTATTTGAACAATACTTTTACGATATAAATCAATTTGGCAGAGTGCCGGGTAATAGTACAGAGTATTCAGACATGCTCACTTTACTTAATGAAAAAATAAATATATTTGAAACAATAGGGACTCCTACACGTCCAGGAAGCTATTTCGTAGCTCCTAGTGATGTATATAGGTTAGGGTCTATCGTTTATAAAAATACTACAACCAACTCATTTGGCGTCTCTTCTACAGAACAAATAGAAGCGGAACGTATTAATGCTAATGAGTTTTTGTACATAAATTCTTCTCCATTAACAAAACCTACAAATACGCGCCCAGTTTTCACTTCTAATACAAACGGGATTAAAGTGTATGGCAATTCTGAAATTACAGATACAGCCTTAGTAGATTACCAATACATAAAAAAACCAGCAACAGTTAAATGGGCTTATCAGATTGTATTTAATGAGCCATTATACAATGCTAATAATTCCGTAGACTTCGAACTGCACCCATCAGAGGAAGCAGATCTTGTTATAAAAATACTAGAATTAGCTGGTATACTAATAAAAGATTTAAACTTGTATCAAGTTATGAATCAAGAAGAACAAGAAACTATCCAACAAGAAAAATCATAACATATGAGCCTACCGTTAAAAACAGATGAACAATATTACTTAGGTCCAGATGGTATTTGGAATAGCTGGGATGAGGATTATGGCAATTATCAATTCACCAGTATAAAAGATATTATAAATAACTTTATTATATCATACGTAGGTGAAGAAAAGATTATACCTAAAGCAAAAAGAACAGACGTAGCGTTTCATGCTCAACGTGGATTACAGGAATTTAGTTTTGATATTCTACCTTCGGTTAAAAGCCAAGAAATTGAGATTGGACCAAATTTAAACTTTATACTACCTAAGGATTATGTTAACTATGTGAAGCTTACATGGATAGACGGCGCTGGTATTGAAAGAGTTATATATCCTGCCATAAACACAAGCAACCCTTTTCCTATATTGCAAGACGCAAACTATGAATACCTGTTTGACGAACAAGATCAGGAAGTTATATCTGCTCAATCATCAGAGACTCAAAAAAGATTTCAAAACTCCACGTCCACAAGCGTAAATGTTGATGATGTAATTCCTACAGATGTAACCTACCTCAGAAACTATGGCAGAAGGTATGGCATATCTCCACAGCAAGCTCAAGTAAATGGTGTATTTTATATAGATCAACTTCAAGGAGTAATATTCTTTGATTCATCATTTGTTGGTAGAATTGTTACGCTGAAATATATCTCAGATGGTATTGGAGGTAATGATGAGGATATGACTGTTCATAAATTCGCAGAAGAAGCTTTATATAAGTACATAGCGTACGCGATATTATCTACAAGGGCTAATACGCCAGAGTATTTAGTATCTAGGTTCAAGAAAGAAAGAGCAGCTGCTAAAAGGAACGCAAAGCTAAGATTATCTAATATTAAGATAGAGGAAATTACTCAGGTTATGCGTAACAAATCTAAGATCATAAAACACTAGTATATGGGAGAGTTTGTTAGAGTTTTCCAATCGGGGAGAATGAACAAAGACCTTGACGAACGATTAGTTCCGAACGGGGAATATAGGGATGCTTTAAACTTAGACTTAGCAAATTCCGATGGCAGTGACGTTGGCGCTTTGCAAAATATAAAAGGTAACTCAGAACTACGGTTTAAAACTTCTAGTGGAGCGGATGAAAGCTGGACTACTAACTATATAAGTGATTTACCTAATGCGGAATGTATAGGCACGTATAGAGACAGCGCTAGTGAAAAAATATACTGGTTTATAGCCAGCGATACAACTAGTGTTATTGCAGAGTATGATCAGACTTCAAATACAGTATCTCCTATATTAGTTGATACTCAAAATATATTAAAATTTTCAACGGGCTATCGTATTACTGGTATAAACATAATCAGTAAGTTTTTATTTTGGACAGATGATCAAACTGAGCCAAAGAAAATAAATATTGACAAATTCAAAACAGGTTCTATAAATTTTGTAACTCAAACAAAAATACCTTTATGGATTCCTTCCCAAAATACATATTCAACAAACTTAATAGGCCAACCTGATTTTACAGAGGCGGATGTCACTGTGATTAAAAAATCTCCCCTGCCATCCTTAACTTTAAACATGTCCCCTTCATTGTTTGGGGTTGATCAACCAGGCACTGGAACTACGCCGGTTTCCACTACCTATACAGTTAGCGGTTCTACTGGCACTTTAGAAAACTTTACGTATGTTCCCGACGTTCCTGCTGCTCCAGGGATTACTGAATCTTTACCTACTTTTGGGCGATGGTCGGATAATGTTGCTTTAGACCCTAATTATTATGCAGATAGCAACCTGCCTCTTAATTACAATGGTAAAAATCAAATAGTCGTAAGCCAATTAGTCCCATCGTGGTCTCAAGAGCCAAATTCTATAATTATACTATCAGGATCATATACTAATGAAGCTAATGAAGCGTTCAATTATTCCATACGGGCTTTAATAGATGAAGTAAATAATACCACAGTAACTATAAAAATATTATCTATAACAAATGATATACAAATATTCGCATCTCCTGTAACATGGGACTGCTTGATTGTAGAGAAAGAGCCATTATTTGAATACGTTTTTCCTAGGTTTGCTTATAGATGGAAATATATAGATAACGAATACTCTTGTTTTTCTCCATTTACAGGTGTAGCTTTTATTGGCAGCAAATTTGAGTACTTATCATCGGATGGCCACAACACAGGCATGGTTAATAATATTAGGAAACTTATAATTGAAAATATTAACTGGGGATCTGAAGAAGTTAGTGAAGTTGATTTACTGTATAAAGAATCAAACAGCCAAGCAGTGTATACTGTTGAAACATTAAAAAGAGCGGATTACACAATTAATGGAGTATTAACAACTACATTTGAAATAGAGAACGAAATAGTAGGAGGAGCAGTAGAGTCTAATCAAATATTAAGGCCTTGGGATAACGTTCCAAGAATGGCAAAGTCTCAGGAGATTACAGGCAATAGACTTGTGTATGGTAATTACTTGCAGAACTATAATGTTGATTCTGTGTCTTTAAATACCGCTGCTTTTAGTCAGCCACACCCTAACTCAGACGACGAATCTACAACTAACCTACCTATATCTTCTGTAAAGTCATTAAGAACCTACCAGGCCGGAATCGTATTTAAAGATGATTACGGCAGAGAAACACCTGTGTTTACAAATAAAACAGCTGCAGTAACTTTTCCAATAGCTAATTCAAACTCTGTAAATAAACTAAGCATTACGCCAACAGGAGATGCTCCATCATGGGCTTCCTCTTACAAAGTATTTATAAAAGAGGGTGCTACGGAATATTACAATATAGCCTTAGATAGATACTACTACTCCGATGACGGCAATGTTTGGCTTTCCTTCCCCTCCTCAGAAAGAAACAAAGTAGACGAAGAAACTTATTTAATACTAAAAAAGCAACATGCTACCTCTCAGGCAGTAGATGCTCTATACAAATATAAAGTATTAGCAATAGAAAGTGAGGCCCCTAGTTTTATTAAGATAAATAACAAATCAATAGGTAGAGCGGAATGCGCTATTTTAGGTAATTCAAAACCTCAACTAGATAGCATTTTCTTTATATTTGATGGGCCAACCATTGATAGTAATCCTAACTTTAGGGATGGGTTTAATTCTAACTCATCTTTAAGAATTTCTACGGATAATTTTTCAACTAAGACTTATAAAATTGCATCAGGAGGCCCGACTGGAACCGGAAATGAATATGCCGTTCAATTAGATAAGGCTTTAGGGAATGAAGCTTTTTGGCTAAATAATTTACCTGAAGATGCGCCTATAGTAATAACTTTATTTGAGGAAGAAACGCAAGACTTGCCTGAGTTTGCCGGCAGATTCTTTGTTAAAATAAACAGAGACTTCGGGTTTGATAAAAACATAATTGATACTTTCCCAATACAGGAAACTGATTACGCTATAAAAAATTCTTTCCCTGTTTCATCTCAAATTAATAAAGGTAACGGCGATATGTCCCAAGATGCTGTCTGGTACGATCAAGGTAATACAAGCGGAAGAACTGCAAATGAAAAGCCTCATGGGAATGTTTGTCCTTGGAAATATCCAGGGGAATGTTCGGATAATACCAAGTTTACCGTTATGGTGCATGGCCTTCTAAATGACAAGGACGACCCTACAAAGTGGCTAAATGGAACTATGGCTGGTATTAACGAGGTTGGTACAATTATTAGATTTGCGGATGCAGCAGGGGTTTTTGGGAAACCCTATGTAATAAAAGCTACCACTCGGCAATTCAAAAGAAGGGGGCTAAACAAAACCAATGACAATTTCGGAGAGTTTGCTAATGGCAGAAATCAATGGGATATAGAACTAGAAGAACCTTATTCTGACCAAGACTTGTTTACAAATAGATTGGGGTCAAATCCAATTACCGAAATACAAATTCTAGAAAAAGTACAGAAAGACGGCAACAAAACTTTAAGCACAAGCAATCCAGCAATATTTGAAACTGAACCTAAAAAAGGTGTTGATTTGGATTTTTACTATGAAGCTTCCAGCGCTTTTGATATAGCTGACTATAATACCACAAAAGTTATTGACTGGTTTAACGTTTTTGCTTTTGGCAATGGCGTTGAATCTAACCGTATAAGAGATGATTATAACGAAGTAACAATAGATAAAGGACCTAAAGTTTCTACAATATTAGACGAACCATATGCTGCTGAAAGACGTGGTAGTGGAATGATATTTTCGCAAATATATAATTCAACATCGGGGGTAAATAGATTAAACCAATTTGTGCAGGCATTACCTATAACGAAAGACTTAAACCCTATCTACGGCACAATACAAAAACTTCACTCTAGAGACACCGATTTAATATCTTTGTGTGAAGATAAGTGTTTAAGAATATTAGCCAATAAGGACGCCCTGTACAACGCTGACGGCAATGCTAACGTAACATCAAACAATAATGTTTTAGGTCAAGCTGTGCCTTACTCTGGTGAATTTGGAATATCTAAAAATCCCGAGTCATTTGCTGCTTATGGTTTTAGAACTTATTTTACAGATAAAAATAGAGGCGCAGTTATAAGATTGTCAATGGACGGTATTACGAATATCGCTACAAACGGGATGTCTAGTTTCTTTGCTGATAATTTAAGAACCTCGACAACGGCTATCGGTAGTTACGACGATGACAAGGATTTATATAATTTAACATTAAATAATTTATCTCCCTATTGGCAATCAAAATTAAGTAGCGATGCAACTTATCAGTTAAATGAAGGCTGCTCTGCTGCAACCCCGCTTGTTTTAAACACTACGGTTTCTTTTATGGAAGGAGTAGGAGGCTGGACTAGCAGGAAAGATTTTATAAAAGAAGCTGGTATTACTTTAAATAATATTTATTATACTTTTAAGAACGGACTTTTATGGCAACACGGTAGCAATAGTTTATACAACAATTTCTACGGAACACAATACATAAGTTCCTTCAATGCTATTATAAATGAAATGCCTCAAGTAGTTAAAGGATTCAGCGCTTTAAATTATACTGGCACACAATCCAGGGTTGTTGAATACCAAAATAATTCTAAATGGTATTCTATAGCTGAAGTAAATGCTAATCAATTAATACCAACAGCTTCTCAGCAAAAAAATGCTGGATGGTTTGTAAATTATGTTAAAACGGATTTAGAAGGGGGCGAAATTAAAGAATTCCAAAAGAAAGAGGGTAAATACTTCAATTATATAAAACCTTTAAGTGTTTTCAATGATTGTGAAGTTATTGGCGCCGGAATTGGGACTCCTATTAGCAGCTCAGGAGATGCTCAAGAATACTTCTTTACAGTAAATATAGACACAACCTGCAGTACTCCAATTTTACCATCATAATAAAATAAAAAATAGAACCACATGCCTGTAACTAATAACAACTACAATTTCACGAATATTGTATATGAGATACCCGACGGTGCGATTGTTTCGGGATTATACCCTACGGCTGTCATAACTATAGTTCCAAATTCTGGATATAACGCCACTGCCTCTAATTTTTCTATGGACCCTGGATTTACGGACCCATCGGTTCTTTCTATAGTATTTACGCAAGATGGACTAAACGTGTTATGCACAGTAACATTCGTTACGGGGTTTGTTATGCCCTCAAGCAATTATGCTGTAAACTTGTGCGTTATTGGTGATGCTGACGTTAATTTAATTACAATAGCAGGTGTTATCAATGCTACTGTTGGTAGTAATATTAACGGGAGTGGTTCTGAAATTAATACTCCTTATTCAAACTCTGGCACGTACCAACAACTTGAAAGTTTATTTGTAAGAACATATAATGCAGATGCGGGATATTATTTAGAGTTACCTTCGGCCAATATTGTCATTGGAAATCAAACTAACTATACCATAGCCCAAACGCCCACTTATGACGTAGACAACAACCTAACTAATATTTCTTATGGCATAAGCTATTTATACCCGCTCCAAAACGTAGCAGGTGATTCCATATCTTTTCAAGTAGTGGCTAATGCAATATTTACACAAGCTGTAGAAATTACATCTATACCATATAGCGGTTGGTATGTGCCTAGACTAGGAGAGACTAGAGTTTTAGACATATTTGGTATACAAGGGGCAGTCTATAGCATTACAGCTACCGACGGAATAACTATACTCACCGTGGCCACTAATGCGACCATGGAGGCATCTGGTTACCAACAACAACTAGTAGAATTCCCTCCCACCTCTGCTTTAAGAACGTGGGACTTTACATATACAGGAGATATTGGAGCTAGCGTATTTCCTAATCCCTTATCGGTGATACAATTAGGGCTAAGAGAAATAGTATTTGAGCCAAAAGCTACAAGCATCTTTAGCGGAGGTTTCATTGTTACACAACAATTCACTAGTATATCGGAGCCTAGCGCTGGATCTTCTAGTTCTATAGCAACTCTTAATTGGATTATTACTTCAGCCAGCGGCGATCCTATGAACATATTTACCCCTTTATCGAATGTGGTATGGGAAGGAAATGAGGCTATAACTCAACAAGTTACTAGTGCTTCTGGAGCTTCTATGGTTTTAGCAGACACCACAGGTATAACAGCTGGTATGAGGTTTAACTCTGATGGCTCGATCCTATCCACATTAGCTTATACTGTTCTCTCTGTTGATTCAGCTACTCAACTTACAGTAGCGCCAAGTTTAACAATATCTGACCCGTTGGGTATAACATTTACAAATGATAACGGATTTGACGTAGACACTACGGCTCTTGTGGCTGTATATAGCAATACGGACCAAAGTTCCATAACTATAAGCGGCGATATAATAATAAGCAACTATGGAGACATAGACACAACTATGTTACTTGACTTTAGTGATTGGATTAGCGTTCAGCCCACTGTAGCTTGTAGCACGGCAGTATCATCAGGAGGCATGGGTATAACAGATTATAACATTGACTTAAGCCCAACAGGAGGGTTATTAGCGTTCTTAGTTAATGCTCAAAACATCCCTGATAAGTTTGAAATAACACATAGCGGCGTAAAAAGAGCAACGTCCGGGATGACATCTTTAAATAGCGGAAGTTATGATAATATATATGGTACTACTCCATCTGACACCACGCCTACTGCTTCGCAAACACTTGTCGTAGACCAATTCATAGGTTCTGCTAAAGGAACCATACCTACTAGGCAAGCCACTTTTACAGCAGCTACTACTAATAGTGTACCTACTATGACAGTCGGGGGTATTTCTTACCAGCAAATAGTTTGGTGGGAATATACTATTGCGGACTACACAGCTAGTCCTTTTGCTCAAATAAGAACAACTGGACCTTCTGGAACAGCGTGGGATATACTAAGGCTTTGTTGCCCAGATATAAATTGCACCGGAGCATCATCAGGAGCACCTTCAATAACTACAACATCTATAACAAACGCAACAGACACTACCGCAGATGTTGGAGCTACTCTTATTAGCGATAATGGCAGTAATCTGACAGAAACAGGTATACAGTATGATACGGATGAGTTTTTTAGCGCACCTAGTACATATATTGAGTCTCCTGCGACCACAACAGATTGGAGTACAACAATAACAGGATTAACCGCATGCACTACTTATTGGATGAGAGCTTATGCTATAAATAGTATAGGTACTACATATGGCAACAAAGTGTCCAGCACAACAACTGGTTGCTCTTCAGTATCGGTAAGCCCTGGCGGTATAAACTTCGGGCAAGGTACTCCGTCTCAAACAGTTGCTATTACGTCTAATGACACTTGGACTACCTTCAACGGTAATGCGAATTGGTTAACGGTTACACCTTTAAACGGCAGCGGTAACGGAAGTATGTTGATAGCGGTTAACAGTTCCAACGTATCAGGTTTTTCTAGAGCCGCTAATGTAACAGTAACCACAGCAGGAGGAACAGTTGCGTCCGTCTATGTAACCCAAGTGGCCTAAACAGTAACAACAAATAATCTTAAAATATGGCGAGTATAGTAATAACTTTTGCAGTGGAATTACCTGTAGGAATTCAAGTGAATGATATAGCTTGGTACGTAGATACGTCTACAGGCGTTGAAGTAAAAATGGGCACAATAACCGCAATAGTTGGGTTAGGCATTACTGTAAATGCCTTAGTAGGTGTTTCCCCTCCTTCTACAGAAGACTTCGTGTTTTATGTCAAAGACACCCTGGCTGTGGTTGGAGCTTTAAAAGGATACTACGCTGAAGCTCAATTTGTAAACAACTCAACTTCATACGGGGAATTGTTTTCCGTAGGCTCTGAGATATTTGAGAGCAGCAAATAATACGTAATAATAAAACTATAAAACAAATCAAATGATAGGACAAATAGTTGGTGGTCTTACCGGAATAGCCAGTGGCGTAATAGGGAGCGGTAAAAGAAAAAGAGAGCAAGCAGCTTCCCAAGGTGAATTTGATAGAACTAAATCTTCTTTTGAAAACCAAGACACGTCTAATGTTTATAAAAACATGGAAAATACCATGGAAGACTTAACAGTTAACCAAGGTGCTGCTAATTTTGCTGCAGAACAAGCTAATCAAGGATTATCTAACACTATGAGCACATTAAGTGGTGCTGCGGGTGGTTCTGGAATTGCAGCAATGGCTCAAGCCTTAGCAGGGCAGCAACAAAGTCAAACAAGACAAGCGTCATTAGATATCGGCCAACAAGAACAAGCCAACCAAAAGGCTGAAAGACAACAAGCAGGCAACTTGCAATTATATGAGAAAAAAGGAGAACTTATTTCAAGAGATGCAGAAAATGAAAAAGTATCTACACTATTGGGCATGTCTCAGCAAAGATTAGCTGCAGCCAACACCGCAAAACAAAAGGCTACCGATTCTATAGTAGGTGGAGTAGGAAACATTGCTAGTGGAGTAGGTTCTGCTGTGACAGGGATGCCGAGTATGGGCGGTTCCGGAGGTACATTTATTGAAAACCTAATGGGTAACGGTTAAAATATAAATTATGAATCAAGGATTAGTAAAAGGGGCTGCTTTAGTAGGCCAAAGTAAAATATCTAGCTGGGGAGAAGCGATGCAAGGGGGCCTTGATAGAGGGTTTCAAGCGGCAGCTATAAACACAGCTAAACAACTAGCGAAAAAACAAAAAATTAACGCGGAAGTAAGTGGATACATAGACAACTTAAACTCTGATCTTGATTTAACCCAACTAACTGCAGGGCAGCAAGGAGCTATTACTAATTTTTTAGTAGAGAATAAAAACGTATATGCTAGAGCCGCTTCGGAAATAGCAAAAATAGATGACGCTACGGATCCAAGATATATGGAATTAAGGGATATCATGAATGGCGTTCAAAATTCTTTTAAAAATCTATCAGGTCAAGTTAATGCGTTCAAAGAAGATAAAGTATCTTACTTAAAAGACTTTGATAGCAGAAGGATATCTGACGGCAATGAGATAGGATCTTTAGCTAGCGCTTCTAAAGTGTATACTGACCAAGGCACTATGGGAATTGGTAAAGGCGGGAATTTAAATTTCTGGGATGAAAGCAAAGATGAATTTGCTAGTTATTCTACTATGCAAAAACCTTTCTTAAAAGATTTTAAAGCGGCTAACAATATATTATCGCTGAACGAGAGCGTGTATAGCGCAGGCGCTTCTCTTAGCGGAGCAAGGCAGGATATGATCCGAAATAAACTTAAAAACATGCTTAATTCTGGGGGCAGGGCTACATTGTTATCTTTAGCTTCGGATGATTTTTTAATTGAGGGCGGATTAAACTTAGAAGATACTTCATTGTTTGAGCCAGCTAATCAAGACTTATTACAGGATGCAGTTCTTAATAGTTACATGGATGCGCTTGTAGACACAGCAGCGCAAGGAGCAGCAGATAAAAAACCGGCTACAACTGGTGGCACCGGTAGATTTAGCGGAGCATTGCAAGATGAAATAAACCTATCCGGAGGAATTGCCAATAAAGCAGTAGAGTTTTCTCAACTAAGTCAATTACAAAACGGAATTGAAAAATCGTCTTCGGTTGTGCAATATATAAACGATATTGACCCAACAGCTAAAGCAAGGCCATACGTTTCAAGAGACTACTTATTCAAAGAATTCGTTAACGATACTGGATATGACGAAGATGAATTAGAAGAAGCTAAAAAAGACTTTACTGACAATTATGGTAATTTTCAAATATTCAAATTTGATCCTAGTGACAGCGGCAAATCTAGAGGTATAAATATAGACATTAACAACCCTAAGGATTTATACGATTTTTACTTAAAGAATTCCAAGTTAAGCGGGAAAGCTACAAATTTTTGGATAGATAAATGGGGAAAAAATAGCGGAGATAGTACTAAGGGAGTAGAGGATAAGGGAGCGGAAACAAATACAAATAACTTCGGTTAAATCAAATCTTATGGCAGACGATATATTAAAAAACATATGGAACGAGTTATCTTCAAAAGGTAAAACAGATTCCGAATTTGACGCATGGAAAACTAACGTGTACGATAACGAAGACGTTCAAAATAATGTATACGGCTATTTAAAAGATAACGGGCATACAGATAGCGAATTTGGCGATTGGAAAGCCAATGCTTTACCAGCAAAGACAAACGACTCTGCAAGTGCGGATCCAGCTGTGGAGTCAAATCAAAACACTACGGATTCAAAATCGGAAAATGGTTTATCGGCTTGGCAGTCAATTAAAAATTCGTTTTCTAATCTTGGAGAACAGATTTACGATGCTAAAGAATTCTGGTTTGACGACGATGGGACTAATGCTTCTTTGGATATAGCTTCAAATGCTGTCGCTAGTATGATCTTTGGCCAAAAAAATGTTGATAAATTTGTAGAAGAGCAAGGCGAAGGAACTTTTTTAACCGAAGGGTTGGGTAGCAAAGGTACCACAGAGGCTTTAAAAGCTTACGCAGAAGAAAAAGGTAAATCTAAGCAAACACTGGGCATAATTGAAGGTGCTAAAGAAGGAGATGTTGGAGCGATGATTGCTGGTAGCGTAAATGCTTTTACTAGTCTACTTGGTAGTGTTGGGTATGGTGGATTGACTTTAGGCACGGGGTTCTTCATGGACTACGCCGCTGAAAATTACATTGAGTTTAACAAGTTAAAAGCCGAAAATTTAGGTGTAGATTTAAAAGAACTTATAAAATCAGGAGAAGCAGATACCGCTATTCCAGTGGGTATGGCTGCTGTTGCTCAAGGATTAGAAGTTGCTGGGCTTGGAACAATATTTAGAGGAGTTAAAGGAGCCGCTAAAGGAAAAGGAGGAGCTGGGCTAGTTGGCATGGGTAGTAAATATTTGGCTGAAAAACTTATATATAATAAAGCAGCTAGAGCTACTGTTAAAATTTTAGCCACAGGATCTAAGGAATTTACTACAGAGATATTGCAGCATGCAGCAGAAGAGGTCAATAAAGAGTTAGGCAGCGTAGCTGGAACTGGCAATGAAGCAGAAGTTGGTAAAGCTTTTATAGATGCTGTTACCAGCCAAGAAGGATTAGAAGCTGGTCTACAGGGTTTCATAGGAGGTAGCGGGTTAGTAGGCGGTACTTATTCAGTAAAAGCAATGGGCACCATTAGAACAGCGGTTGATGGAGATTTAATTGAAAAAAATATAGACGCCTTAAGTGTCCTTAGGAATAACAAAAAATCTACTGAAGATGCTACGGTAGCTGAGGGTATACAAAAAGAGATTGACCTAAAAGAGTCTGAAATCGCAGATTCTGTGGTTAAAGGAAATGAAATATATGAAAGCTTAAATGAAGGTCAGATAAAAGAAATAGAAACTTTGTCAGACTTAGCGGACGTTTCTGCTTATAAAATAACGGAGCTTAACAAAAAATTAAGAAGAGGAGATATTACTGAGGCTGAATACGAATTGGGTAAAACAGGATTTGAAGCAGACTATAATAAAGCTAAGCAGGGTATTATAGACATGACCTTAGAAAAGAATCTAAAGTTTGCTAAAGAAACCTCTGAAGCAAAAGGACTAGGCTATACCGAGTTTGAAACTACGGCAGAGATGGAATCCGCTATAAGCGAGTCTAAAGGCTCTGCAGAGAGCAAACAAAATTACCAAGACAATAAGGATACGACGGCTGGAGCTGTGGTGGATGGTCAATTATTCATAAACAAAGAAGTTGCTAAAAAAACAGGGGCTATCAATGTTGGCAGTCACGAGATGTTGCACCCAATTCTTAACGCACTAGTTGGAGACGCTAATCAGCAGGGCAAAATTGTAAAAGACTTTAGAAAGTCAATGACCTCGGCGCAGAGAAAGGCTGTTGACAAGCAGATGAAAGACAGAGGATATAATACCCCTGGTCTATTTGCCACTGAATATATCAATGTTTTTTCAGATGCTTTAGCTAAAGGGCAGATTAATTACGATAAAAATACTTTTGAAAAAATAGGCGATGTAATAGTGGGTATATTCAAACCCAAAGGATTCGACAATATATCTTTTAATAGCGGTAAAGATGTTTACAATTTTGTAAAAGAGTACAACAAAAGTGGTAAAGAAGGAAAATTAACCTCAAAAGTTAGCGAAGCGCTTGGAGATATAGATTTAAAGAAAGAGGGAGGCTTGAAAGCTGGAACTATGCAGTTCTCCAAAACATTAACCCCAGAACAAAGCTTAGGGGTAGTGGAAAATATAGCAAAAAACAAAGAACGCAGGAAAGCAAGTGTAGAATTAGCTATAAAATATGGTCGATTTAAAAAAGATAGC